CTTGAAGCGGAACCTTTTAGCATTGCCCTTGAGGTCGAGCGTGATGGTGAATAGGTTTGTCCGTCTCCTGGTGTCCAGGTTTGACAAGCAAAGCAATAGCTGTGCCCATCAGAATACAGACTATTAGCGTCTGAACTTCCGCAAGACGGACAGGGCTCATGACGTAAAAATTCGCTCTCGCTCGTTGATTCCTCGTGGTTGAACGATGAAGCATTCATAGTCATCCAGGGCTTGTTCAAAGCCTTCGAGTACGTCTTGTGCGGAGGAGGTTTTATCGAGTGCCATGATCAAATAGTAGGCACAGTCTTTGATGGTTCGTAGATCAGCCATTCAACGGGGATGGAATGAAATGCACACCACTTGATGTTATTTTTTTCACACCAAGCAGCATACGTGGTTTTAGAGCGTTTGTCGATCTTGTTGTAAGGGGCTTGAAACACCATCCGAATGTCAAGGTCAGGATGCATAGCTTTGACAGCCAGCATCTTGCGACGATCTTCAGGTGTGAACTGCCCCTTGGTTTCAAGATAGACACCATTGGGGAGGAGAAAGTCCGGTGTGTAGTTGCATTGCAACACGTAAGGAACCTTGGTGCTCTCGTATTCAAATGGAACGCTCAGTTCTTGTAGAAGGTCAGCGACTTTCTTTTCTAGACCTGAGCGATACTTCATTCGTCGATTGCCTTCTCTACAATCTCTTCAACAATCTCAGATACAGCACGACGGATCTCATATTTGAAATCAGATCGGTCAGCCTTGTATCGAGTAACGCTGATGGGCGGCAGCTGAATGGTGAAGGTGGCTTCGTAAAGACCAAGCTCAGCATTCTTGGAGACGTTGTAATCAGAAGTCATCGGAGTCGTCGGTGGTGTTAGGAGTTACGTTTGGTTCGTTTGCTTTGAAGCCTTTAGTCTGACCGAAAAGGGCAGCGGCTTCTGTCGCGTCAAGATCTCCACCATCCACACCAGCAGAACCACTAGCTTGGATGACTTGGATCGCTTGCAATTTAAGAGACGTGCCATAGCTGTCGTCAGGAAGAGTGTAAGGCTTCTGGCGGAAAGCTACTTTGACAAGACTGCCGGAGTACAGAGGGATCTCTTCAGTGATCGGAGTACCCTCACTGTCCACAATGGGAACAGGAGAGTCAGGATCCCAACGGAAGTTCACTCGATACATACCCTTGGAGACTTCCTCCCAGGGCTCAGGTTTACAGACAGAACGACGAGGGTTCTTGACTTTACTCTTACACCAGTCAAGGAGTTCAGAGCGAGTAGCTTCAAGTTGTTCGACAAGGGTCTCATCCACAATGCAGGCAAGATTCAACTTGCCATACTTGCTTGGCTGAAAGACAGCTTGATAACCTTCAAGACGAACAGGGTTTTGGGTGACGATGGTTTTAGACATCAACAAAAGAAATAGGTGGAGGCTAGGACGTTCTCAGGTTTGAGGGTCCCAATGATCGGTGGTTCAGACGTAGCCCCTATCTGCTTAGCCCAATCAGACAAGTAGTCATGATCAGCAAAGAGATAGCAGTACGTCTCCCTCACGATAGCAGACAAACTGGTCATGTCAGTGGCACGACACAGGACTGAATCATGAATTAAAGCTAAAGGAGCATCGAACTTGATGGCACTTAGATGGAGGATGCTGGCATCAAGCGAATGGATCAGATTAGGAGCTGTCGCATTGCAGTGATGACGTATATCAATCTCACCTGTCTCGCCATTGGCAACTTTTACTTGAGTTACAGCACCCAGTAATTTAAGTTGAAGACGTTCAATGTTCTTTTTCATCAACCGTTGAGTCACTGTAAATCCAGACGGAGTTGTCCAGACCAATTCAGTAGCACCTCTACGGAAAGCTTCTCTTACTTCCTTTTCGATCCAATCCATGACAGCCATGGGACCAGGAACGACTCGATACATAGCTTCCCTTACAGCATTAACAGTCGCTGTTAGATCTTCTTTAGAGATCTCGACACCTTTCTCTTTCAAAGCATCACGAATGTAGCTTCGATTAGAGAATGGTTTTGCATTGTAAGGAACAGTCATGACGGTTCTTTTGGTCACCTTTCTATCCATGTGCTGTTGAATAGACACAGGACAGTGAGGTTTAGCTTCTTCCGCTATGACTTTGTATGCATCTTGTGGTCTATCACTGGGAGTAACATTCACTAATTGTGCTGTACTTTTATCCCTAGCCAACCCAGCCAAGACCTGGAGCCCTGAGCAGGTGGCGTCTGTCGCTATCATCAAGGAAGTAAATTGCCTATCACATACAATACAGCAGTGATAGTATTCTTCACACGCAGCTAAGAATTGCCAAGGTTCATCAGCAGCTTCCCATTCAGGAATCGTACCAATTGGATCATTGACAATACGAGAGATCAACTCGTGATGGTGATTAGTCCATTCAAGACGCTCCTCAATAGGAGCTTTGTCTAGACCATACGTCGTAGACACTTGAAAGGCTAACCATTCCTCAGCTTCAGGGTACATGAATGCTTCATCAGCAAACTTAAGTAATGACTTACCAAAGTCAGTATCCTGTGGTGTAAGAAATGCAGGAATTGGGTACGCTCTTCCACGATAATCAAATGACCAAGGTAAGTAAAACTTTTCCTTGTCTTTGAATCGTTTCACTGCATCCATTGTCATCCGTGTACGACACGATTGCTTGAATGCTGCAGCGTTAATGTTCAGTACCTCAGCAGCAGCACGTCTGTACTGATGCCTACTCTCTTCATTGTCAGCAATGTCTGCTGGCTTAGGAGGTAGAGGTAACTCAACTACGGGGATAAACTTCCCCACCTTCCTGCGAAGTTCCAGGAGTTGTTCAGCTACGTCCACAATAAAGGGATTCAGCTTGTACCCCACACCTTGAATCCTGTTCAGGAACTGGTATGGAGTCTCCTCCTGTATACGGTACTGGTTACCGCGCCTGACCATTTCATGTCCACGCATTACCTCGTTCAGCATGTAGCCGCCGTCTTGTTCAGGCGACCAGGGCTTTGGAGGAATCAGCATGGGCCAAGCAATAGGGCTGAATAGCTCAGCGGTAGCCATGAGATCGTCTTTAACGTCCATGAATTCAGCAGTGGGTACAATGTGGACTGCACTCTTTCTACCAACACGGATGTCCGCTTTGGTAAACCACTTACTAGAGTCACATAGACAGTCAAGCAACCAGTTGCCTAACTTAACACGTACTGGACGCCCCCATTGATTCCAAACATGACCAGCATTATTCATAGCTCGTCTAATGTTGACGAACTTTTGCTGCGTACCACTGGCTTGGTGCCAATACTTCTTCTTTAAAAAGTTGAGAAGTTCAGGACACTCACGTTCGTAGTATCGCATCTGACACTCTTGCTCAACAGCTGTGCCAATTGAATCGCAGATATTAACAAGCAATGAACTGTCATCTCGAAGGCTAAACACTTTGTCAATAACAATCTTGCTAGTAATAGCAGCCGATGCAAGTGGCTCAATACCTGCTAAGTAAGTAGCAATCTCTTTAAATGCTATCCCACTGTTACCCTTACGAATCTTCCATTCGGTTTCTTCGATCTTGGCAACAACAAGAGGGATGAGAGTGTCAACGCTGGCTACGCCATAGATTGAGGCACTGGCATAGTCTTTGGACTCCACATTGTATGTGTTCTTGTGAAGGCGTTGTAAACCACAGCTGATAGCTGTTCGTTCCAGTTCGTACTGGGCTTCAATCTCACTCTCGGTCGGCATTCAGATCAATTGGTTGAACAAGGTCTTGCATGTACTCGTAATCATTAACATCGAAGAATGGATCATCGATGTCATAATCACTCATCATCGTCTTCGGAATCGTCAAGTAGTGCATCGCCAGGAAATAGGTGGTGAATGGACTCGTTGTCTGCTACTACAAACTCCGTGTCAGGAGTACTGAGTAGCTGCTCAACCTTAGCATGTGCTGCGTGCTTTCGCTGGTAGGTATGCTCTTTTACCTTGCCAGTTTTAAGATTCATTTCACGAATGATGCAGTAGACAGAAGACGGTAGCTCCCATCCTGCAACCTTCCATGTCATGATCTCCTCGAATGTGTGTTGTTGAAAACAATCATCCGGGGCTTCAGCGTATTCTTGCCAGTTGTTCGGAAAGTATTTTGCCATAGCCAGGGCGTGATGGTGAACATGGGCAGACACAAAAAAACCTGGACTTACCCCCGAAGGGTGCCAGGTCTGTTACGTTTTGTTACAGGTCATCAAGGTAGTACTCGCGTGGCTTGGCTTTGATTGATCCTGTCACGGGATCCCATTTCCTGTCAACAGCCATCACTAGCCCGTCTTCCTCGAGGTCTCGAAGGATGGAGTTCGTGACTCGCTGCTTGACTGTGCTCAATCCTAGCGCATCCTCGACCTCGTAGCAGCGCATCCCTGGGTTGTTCTCAAGGATCATCAGGATGTGCGCTTTGATGTCATTGTAGGCGCGGTCTGGCGCTGTGTTGTAGGCATGGTAGCCACGGGATTCTAGCAGCATTGCCAGACCCAGCAGAGTGCGATGCTTGATGCGGGTGAAGGTGGTGCGAATCATGATCAATTGTCCTCATCGGTGGTGGTGGACTCGTCAACTTTAGGAGACCAGCGCTTGGCTTCGTCTTCCTCAGTTGCAAGTTGAAACAATTCGACACGATACTCATCGCCAGGGTCAGCGTATTTGCTGATGTGGTTGAGGCGATGGGTCACGGCTTGCATGTTCTCAAACACGCCCATGACTACAGTGCTGCCGCAGCAGCCGTCAACGCTAACTAGGGTCCAGAGTTGCATGATTAACCGCAGTAGACAACGGATTCAGGTTGAAAACCAAAGTGGTCAGCGATTGCGTCCCAAGATTGCGTCAGCCAGTACATCTCATTGATGTGCCTGATGATGACACGATAGCACGAATGCTCGGGCTCGTAGTGAATGTCGGATGCTGGAATGTTGGAATTCGTAACATCCTCAGCATACTCGCTGTCGATCCAGAGTTCGATCATCGATCATCTCCATCGAGAATGTCCAGGATAGCAGACTCTAAGGCATCGCAGCGCTGACCCCATGCATTCTTGCTGTAAAGGTCATCAGCCATGCTTAGCTGCTCTTCAGCGTGGATCAGGCTAGAGCGTAGATACTCTAGGTCATTGAACGTGGTCATTGATCAGCTCCAATTGTTTGAAGTGAATGTGATCGCAGCAGGAATCATCGTCCTGTAAGTCAAGCATATCAGTGTCGGTGTGTGTCGTTAACTGATCAAACAACCAGTTCACGAACTCACGGTTTTCTTTGCTGATCATGAGAGTAAACTCGGAGGTTTTGCTTCTTGACCCACTGTAGTAGGTCATCCTGGGTTGCAGTCAAACCGTAGAGCTTGTGCAACATTTCGTAATACTGCTGGCGTTTGGTTTCAGACATAGCGCACAGTGAGAACCTGAGGGACCAGATCCCGCTCGGCTGGGCTGACATGCTTTGATGCCTCATCTTGCCAGGCTGCCTCAGCAGCGTCCAGCTTGTCACCCCAGATAGCACGTTCAGACATGCTATCGCTGGTGTCTAGCTTTTCCTGACAATAATTAATCCAATCCGAAAGACGTTGAAGTTCAGACATAGGTTACTGCCTTCCGACTAGGACCGTGAGCATGTACAAAAATGTCAGACTTAGCACCATTGCACAGCTTACAAGTAGCACACTGCGCTTGGCTATGCTCCACAGTAGCTGGGCACTGCTTGGCATGGGTGACTCGGGCATTGACTGAGGCAACTGTAAAGGTAGCCCAGCCCATCGCTTTGGCTTTGTCATGGTCTGTAACACTGTCACAGCTTGCCATCAATAGCCCGCGATGCGACGCGGCCCAGGGTTGACGCCATTGGTGGGTGTAGGCGGTGTGGTAACTAGCCATAGCGCTGCATTCAGCGATAAGATCGGCAGGAATGCAAGCAGGATCACCGTAAGCCCCCCAGCGAATGCCTCTGCCTTTGAAGAGCTTGGCTTTTCCATCGGGTGAGAGCGTGTTGATGTGAGGATAGCCGCCAGATCGCCACGTTCTGTAGACAGCCAAAGGCGCCTGTCCTGGGTTAACGTAGCATGTCCTGATGCCTAGGGCAGTCTTGCGATGCAGACAATTGCCGCAAATCGACTCATCCTCCCCCGTAGCTATGGACTGTACAGGGTCGCAGGACTCGTTGAGAATCCAGACTTGCATCATATTGCCAGTCTTGCGATTGGCGCTTGTGATTGTGAGCACAGCCACGATAGGCTGCTGGTTGATGGGTGAGAGGCCACGCCATAGAACGTAGCCTTTAGGGTGTCGTGCCATAGCTGAGAAGCTGTTGGTCTTGGGTTTGATCCTACAGGATCGGCGGCTGCTTGGCAACCTAGGCGACGCATTGGCTCAGCTCGGCGAGTCTGGCGTGTCTGTCGCTTGTGATCGAGTGTAGAGAATCAGGCTCGAAAGGTCAACCCCGAAAGGTTCGATCCGTTTCGATGCAACCAATATACAGAGGAAGCAGAGCAACCAGTCGATGTTGTTACATTCATTAACATAGGTGATCGGACAGATCCTGCCTCCTTCACCCGATCGACTCCACGCACCCCCTACACTGTGCACAGCCGCAGCACCCCACAGCATCGCAAGGTACCCCCCGCCACCATCACAAAAAAAGCAAAGGGGGCCAGGGGGGTAACGAAGCCCGGCGGAAACCCGAATAGACTTCTTAAATTTCTGCCAAAATTCTACAGGTTACGACCACATAGCCGCTGCAATAGACGGAAACTGCTCAATAATGATGTCCTGAACCTCATCAGCGATCAATTTATGCTCATATTGCGTACCATTAGACGTTCTAAGGTCACAATAGTGCAGCCAAGACCGCAAAGTACCATTCATGTACATCCGAGTAGGCGTAGACAGAGGTAAGACCTCCCTAGCACACTCTTTAGCAACTCCTTTGTCCAACAACTGATGATAAAGCTTCATACAATTATCATAATGCTGCTCAATGTCATCAGTCAGACTATCAACAAGAGACGGATCAAGAGTATTAGTAGAATTTTGTCTATTAATCAGATCTTGCTCTCTAAGTCGCGGCAAGACTGGCAAGGAATAGACTTCTGAATACCTTTGACTAAACTCTTGAAATGAAAAGCTACGATGCCTAAGGATCTGAGCTGCAATACTGCGTGTAGTTCTAATTTCTACACACATATTTACCATTTCAAAAGGACTCCAATGTTTATGCTTGATTAGATACCTAATAAGTTTTGGAGCTGTTTCTTTGTTGTCTTGATTTTTTGGATTAGAGACTCGTGCCATATAAGCTACGAGTTCTTCAGCATTGGGAGTTACGTGAATAAGTTCTACTTTGTGCATGTTGGTGGGTACATACTATAGTACTTGTGCAGGGCACAGTCTGAGCTGTGCAGAGCACGAGGTGGAGAGGAGTCCTGTCTATGAAAAAAGAAAGGAAAATGTGTCTTATTAAAAACAAGCACTCATCGCTCGTAGATAATAAGAAAAAAGGGGGAGGATAATCAATGAGAATTGATTGTCTTTCCCCCCTACAGGGCTCGGGTCCACCCTTCCCTCCTCCTGTATACGGTACTGGTTACGGAACCCATCTGTGAGACCGCTTGTCTCCGTTAAGGTTTCGAGCTTTTTGTCTTGTTTGAAGATCCATTCCAAAAGCAAGGTGATTTGCAGCTTGTTGAGGGTTGTCTAACCAAGATTCTTGAAGGTCATTCCAGTCGTCTCTACGTCGTTCAATCATAGCTTGATTAGCTGAGATAGCTAGGGCGTCTGTAAAATATTTGACACCTTGAGCTAGGCAGTCTAATCTGTCGTCGTGTTTAACTGCGCCTTTTTCACGGCACATACGACTCATTTGATAGAAGAGCATATAGAGGAGACGTTCTTCTGGAGCTGCGTCTTTATTTGAGTTGTAGTCCCAGTCGATGACAGCACGATTAACAACAAGGCGGTGTTGATTAAGGACAGGCTCAAGGGAATCAATAATGCGGTCTTC